CAAGATGGATAAGACAGGCAAAGATGCCAACAAAGATGGCAGGGCCGACAAGCGTGAGGGCAAGGATGTTTCTCATAAGAAGGCGTTGAGTAAGGGCGGTAAGAACAAGGATGGCGTTTCGGTGCAAAGCCGCAAGCGTAACAGGTCGCACGGTGGTTCCCTAAGTAAGGGTCGCAACAGAAGAACTAAAAACAAAAAGTAGCATCAGCTACACGGAGAACAGTATGCAAGTAATAAAGAACAAGGCTCTGCTAGTGTCACTAGCGGACCCCAAACAAGTCACGAGTGTTATACCCAAGAGCGAGGCTGTGGGTACTGATGCAGTGGTTGTTAACTGGGGTATTGATGAGGCGCATAAGCTACGCACCTTGCAGATACCTGCGCCATCCCCGATAGAGGGGCGGTACGCTTGGACAGGGCGGCACATACCGTTTGACCATCAGAAGAAGACCGCAGCGTTCCTAACTATGAACCGTAAAGGTTTCTGCTTTAATGAGCAGGGTACAGGCAAGACAGCTAGTGCAATCTGGGCCGCAGACTACCTTATGAAGGTTGGTAAGATCAGGCGCGCTTTAGTTATATGCCCCCTGTCCATTATGGATAGCGCGTGGCGTAACGACCTATTTACCTTTGCGATGCACCGTACCGTGGACGTAGCGCATGGACCTAAGAAGAAACGCGCAGCTATAATAGAGCAGGGCGCAGAGTTCGTTATAATCAACTACGATGGTGTAGATATTGTATCCGAGCAAATCAAGAATGGCGGCTTTGACCTTATCATAATTGATGAAGCTACCCACTATAAGAACGCACAGGCGAAGCGGTGGAAGACGTTGAAGAAACTACTATGTGATGACACATGGTTGTGGATGATGACAGGCACACCTGCCGCACAGTCGCCCTTAGACGCATACGGATTAGCTAAGTTGGTTAACCCGCAGGGCGTACCCAAGTTCTTCGGTTCGTTCAAAGATATGGTGATGGATCGCAAGAGCCACTTCAAGTTTGAACCCAAGCCGATTGCGCCCAAGATCGTACACGGAGTGCTGCAACCTGCTATACGCTACTCTAAAGAGGAGTGTCTGGACTTGCCAGATATGGTGTACGTGGACAGGATTGTACCTTTAAGTGGACAACAGAAGCACTACTACAACCTTCTGAAGAAACGTATGATTATGGAAGTTGCGGGGGTAGAGGTCACGGCTATGAACGCCGCCGTGAACATGAGTAAGCTACTGCAGATATCAGCGGGTGCAGTTTATACCGACGATAGAGAGACGGTAGAGTTTGACATATCAGATCGGTATAAGGTCTTACGTGAAGTCATAGACGAGAGCAGCCAGAAGGTTCTGGTGTTTGTCCCGTTTAAACACACGATAGACATACTGACTGACAAATTACGGGCCGAGAATATAACTACTGAGGTTATACGCGGTGACGTACCTGCACATAAGCGCACCGAGATATTCAAACGGTTCCAAGAGGACACTGATCCACAGGTGCTGGTTATTCAACCACAAGCAGCCGCGCACGGTGTAACACTTACCGCCGCTAATACTGTGGTGTGGTGGGGGCCAACTTCGTCATTGGAAACCTACGCTCAAGCTAACGCTAGGGTTCACAGGGCAGGTCAAAAACACAAGTGTACTGTTGTATCGCTGCAGGGTTCTTATGTGGAGAAGCGTATGTATCATATGCTTGCGGGTCGTATAGATGCCCACGCAGAAATGATAAATTTATATCACGAAATACTTGACGATCCTAATTAATACCATTAGATAACAAGTATAGATATAAACGGAGGACTTATGACAATAGACGTGGAAAAACTGACGCGGGTGTACACAAAGATACGCGATAAGCGGTCTGAGTTATCTGCTAAGTTTAAAGAAGAGGACGGTGCGCTTGTTGAACAACAGAACACCGTCAAGCAAGCGTTGTTAGATTACTGCACTGAGAGCAATATCGACAGCGTTAGAACTGCAGCAGGTTTGTTTTATCGTAGTGTTAAGCAGCGTTACTGGACAAGCGATTGGGAAAGTATGCACAAGTTCGTCTTGGAGCATGAGGTTCCCGAGTTGTTTGAAAAGCGTCTTAATCAAACTCACATGAAGCAGTTCTTAGAAGAGAACCCTGACCTTGTACCTATGGGTCTTAATGTGGATGCAGAGTACATCCTAACTGTGAGGAAGAAATGAAGAAATACGTGAACATATCGGATGTGGCAGACCACTTTTCTGTATCCATATCTACTGTGCGGCATTGGGTTCGGGAGGGTTATATCCCTGAGCATACGTATGTCAAAATTGAAAACACCCAACGGTTTAAGTTGGACGAAGTAGATAAGGCCGTATGCGCTTTGGGAGAAGATGATACCCCTGACAATGACTGAATTTAGGCGGCTTAGTTATCAGGACGGTATGTTTGTGCGTGTAGGGGATGGAGAGCGGGAAGTGGTGGCGAGTGAAGTTGACATAGTTGTAGTTAATGCAGCCGAGATATCTCGCTTGTATTACAAGAGTGACTATGACCCTGCACATACCACGCTGCCCCTATGTTGGTCATCTACAACACAGGCACCTGATGCCGAAGTTCCTAGTGAAGATAAGCAAGCTACTAGGTGTATGGACTGCACTCAGAACATAAAAGGTTCGGGTTCGGGGTATAGTAGAGCCTGTAGATTTGTGCAGAGGTTAGCAGTAGTGCTTGATGGAGCGTTCGATACGGTATATCAACTACAGTTACCCGCCACGGCTATCTTCGGTAAGGGTAAGAATAATAATAAGCCGTTACAGGAATACGCTAAGTTTCTGAACGGTAGGGGAACAAAGACTTCATCTGTGGTAACTACCGTATACCCAGATAACTCCTACGTATATCCCCGCCTATGCTTCAAGCCCTTACGGTCCTTGGTGCCTAGTGAACTACGCAGTGTTGAAGGGTTGAAGAAAGCCCCCGCAACATTGCAAGCTATAGCCCGTTTCGCGGCTGTAAATACTTCCCCGTTTTCAATAGAAGATGGGTTCGACCATAAAAAACTCTAAAGGAGAACTACCAAATGGCAAAAGTTGAAAGCCACATTATCCGCAAAGTTATTGCGAGATACCCCCGTTTGAACGGGACATATCGGTTCGATCAGTCCGCAGGTGAACGCGGTAAGTCTGTACCCTGTGACCCCACTGCAGATGGCGCAAAGTACGAGTTGCAGTTTGTGATGAACGCTGCACAGGCAAAAGACTTGTATACCGTTATGGCTACCGCCTATAACACACGGGCGGCATCCGAAAAAGGCTGGCCCGAAAAGTTGGGTAAAGCAGCCGAAGTCTTTAAGAAAGATGAGGACGGTAACTACATTGCTAAGGCTGTACTCAAAGGTGCTTACGGTGCTGACACTACTAAGCCACCTGTGCAGGTTGATGCTAAGAACAAGCCGCTACCCGCAGATTTTGAGTTGACTACAGGTAGTACGGTTAATGTGCAGGTTTCTTGTGTTCCGTATAGCATGCGGGATCACGGTGTATCGTTGCGCTTACGTGCTGTGCAGGTCATTGAGTTAGCATCGCGTGAGGACTATTCCCCGTTTGGTTCAGAAGAAGGGTTCAGTGTTGAAGAAGCCCCTACCATGATTTCGGGGTTTGAGATTGATGAGACACCCGCTGCCCCTGCAGTTGTTGATGATGCGTTTGAGGACGAGGCACCCAAGGTACGGGCCACTAAGAAGCCCCCTGTTGTCGAAGAAGCCAAGCTGGACAGTCTTGTAAGTGAGTGGGGTGAGTTAGACTAATACCCTACACGGTGCGGTATCGTATAGGGTGCCGCACCGTTAATACTCGGAGGACTAGCAGTGGAACGACTAGAATTTCTAAAAAGTGTTTTAAGTAGTGAAGGGCATTACTGTTTATTTGCAACCAATGGTGAACGTAGAACGCAGAACTTCTACGGCACTATTGATGAACTGCATGCAGCGGTAGATGCCTTTGATGCTAAAGACCACGATGTTTATTTTGCGTTAAGCACATTCGTAAACAACACTAACCGCAGGGCCGATAACGCACTACATCTACAATCCTTCTTCGTAGACTTGGATTGTGGCCCTAGCAAAGAATACCCGTCTCAGCAGGATGCGCTATCGGCGTTACAGGCGTTCTGCACCAAGACTAATATGCCCGAGCCTACCAAGGTTAACTCGGGGCGTGGGATACACGCCTACTGGGTTTTGTCTGCGCCAGTACCTGTGAATGATTGGGTGCCTGTAGCGGAACGGTTTAAAGAGTTCTGTGATGAGAATGGCCTCAAGGCCGATCCTGCAGTTACGGCTGATGCAGCACGTATATTACGTATGCCTGACACACGTAACTTTAAGGACACGCCACCATCCCCAGTGGCTTTGATAAGCGCAACACCGAGTATCGAGTTAGCTGACTTCGTAGGTTTGCTGGGTGGCGTTGCCCCTGTGAGTAATAGCACTAACGGTGCTAATGTTACGGTTGGGTTTATAGCCCCTAACGCTGAGAATAGCTTTGGGCGTATCGTAAAGAAGATACAGGCGGGTAAGGGTTGCGCTCAACTCGCGCACATACTGACAGATCAGGCCAATGTGACCGAACCATTATGGAGAGCGGGACTGTCTATCGCTAAGTTTTGCGAGGATGGAGACAAGGCTGCACAGGTTATGTCGCGGGGCCACCCTGACTATAACTCAAGTGAGACACACAGAAAAATGTCGTTGGTCAAGGGGCCGTACACATGCAACACGTTTCATGGGCTTAGGCCCGATGTGTGTATGGACTGCGCTCTGTGGGGTAAGATAAAATCTCCTATAGTTTTAGGCAAACAGTTTAAAGAGGCTGACGCCGCCGACAACGAAGTAGTTGCACCTAGCGCGCAACGCCCCGCCAGTGCGCCTAAGACTTACACTATACCGACATACCCGAAGCCCTACTTCCGTGGTGCTAAAGGCGGTGTATATAAACGCACCAGTAACAGTGACGGTGAGATAGAAGAAGAGTGCATCTACCACAACGATATCTATGTCATGCGCCGTATCTGGGATACAGAGATAGGCCAAGCACTTGTGTTTAGGCTTCATATGCCCCGAGACGGTGTGCGTGAATGGACGATGCCGATGTTTAGCATCACATCGCGGGATGAATTTAGAAAAGGAATGTCTACGCAGGGTGTGGCTGCGTATGGAGCAAAACTAGATAAGATACAGGTGTATATAATGGCGTGGATTGAAGAATTGCAATCGTCTCAGGCAGAGGACGAGGCTCATAAACAGTTTGGGTGGACTGATGACAGTATGACCGCGTTCATACTAGGGGATCGTGTTATCTATGGTAATGATGAAGATTACAACCCACCATCTACACAGACTGCAGGTATGATGGATTACTTTACCCCCAAGGGTACTGAGCAAGGCTACCTTGATGCGCTCGACTTCTACAATCGGGAGGGGTTTGAGTTGCACCAATTCACAATTGCTGCGTCCTATGCTTCGATACTTATGCCACTCACAGGGATCGGCTCTGCTGGGCTACATATGTACGGAGATACAGGTGTTGGTAAAACTACTATGTTGATGGCAGGACTATCAGCATGGGGCAATCCCGAGCAACTGTTGTTGAAAGAGGTTGATACCTACAATTCTAAGATGCACCGTGGGGAAATATATCACAACCTACCACTTATGATGGACGAACTTACCAATACTGTAGGGGGCAAGTTGTCTGATTTGGCCTACCAATTAACAGGTGGGACACAGCGTAACCGCATGGCGCAAAGTGGTAACGCCGAGCGACATAGGGGCAAACCTTGGAGCCTACTGGCTATCAGTACAGGCAACACTAGCTTTGTTGAGATGATAAGCAGAGTTAAGGGTTTTCCAAAAGCAGAGGCTCAACGAATATTAGAGTTTAGGACTGAACAGAAATTTTTTGGTTCATCTAGTAAAGCGGAAACTGATAAACTGTGGCCTGCTTTTAAAGGCAACTACGGTCATGCAGGAGTACGGTTTGTACAGTGGGTCATAAATAATCGTGTAGAATGTGAGCGTACTATAAAGCATGTACAGTCGCGTGTAGACGAAAAGGCCGAACTTGGTCCTGAGAACCGATTCTGGTCTGCCGCTGTTACCTCTATTATATCTGCTCTTATGATAGGCAGGAAGGCAGGGGTGCTACCTTTTGAGGTCAAGCCTGTATTTGCGTTTGCTGTAAACAGGTTGCGGGAACGTAAGGCTTTTGTTGCCGATATGGGTTCTTCTGTATCTGAGACACTGAATAATTATATATCCGAGCATTGGAGCAACATACTCTGGATCAAGAGTACAGATGATGGTCGCGGTAGTATAGACAGTAACCCCCTAGATATGTTGGCACTGCCCGAGGTTACACCCCGAGGTAAGTTTGTTGCTAGGTACGAGACTGACGTTAAGAAAGTCTACCTGTTGCCGAAGCCGCTGAAGACTTGGTGTATAGACCAACAGATAAACTACGAACAGTTTGTTAGAGATTTAACAGACAAGATGAAGGCTAAAAAGATGCACATACGCCTGAGTAAGGGCACACATATGAACTTACCTTCTGCTAGAGTTATATGCGTGGATTTTTCAATTAGTGGGGTTCCTGATGGATCAGAAGGTATTGAAGATTGAAGACCTTAATCCTGACGGGATTAGGATTGTCGTAAACTGGGACGAACTTAAAGTTAGCGGGTCTGTATTTATACCCTGTGTGGACACTGAGAAGACTAAAGATCAGGTGTCCACCGTTGCATCGTTGCGACAATGGGAGGTTAAGCACGAAGTTCGTGTAGAAAATAGAACATTAGGGTTACGCGTATGGCGTACTCTATGATATAGGGCGATTAGGCGATATCCATTTCCACTGCGTGTTGCCTGTTCTCCCTTGAACTGCCCCTGCTTAATTGCAGGGGCTTTTTTCATCCGTACACTATGCCTTCGTTATATTCTCCAGCACTTCTACGTTGGGTAGGTCTGTACTGCATCCCACCTATCATATCATCAGAGACACGGTTGAAGTTCTTAAACGAATTTTTAAATGATTCGCTAGTGATCCTAAGTTCGGGCGCATCTGGTGGCAGCTTCGCGTTATGTTCTAGCGATGCCTTGTATGCAGCGCGCATACCCTCAACGTCACCTTCATTTCTAGCCTTGTTATTTTGACGTAGGATTTTACGCTTACGGTCCGACATAGCGGTGTATTTCCTACGCTCATTTCTGTTCATATTAAGGGCTTCTATGTGGTCATGGGCCGCAAAACCTACAGCTTGTGCGGCAATGTTCCCGTATCCGTATGGCACTATTTCATCACCACGCAAAGTTAGGTTTCCTTCAGTAGAATACCTACCTGCTTTCATCACGTTACGTACCGCCGCAGGAGATGCGGCTTCTATACCACGCCAGTAATTACCTTCTGCTATAAGCTGAGAACCTCTGTATACTTGATTAGTTATACCAAACGCGGGTCCAAGCATTTGTTCGGCTATGGTAAACAGCGGGTTCTGTTCTTTGTCGATCAGCGGTGGACGGTACAGCATATTGTTTAGAGCAATACGATCCCCAATCTCCATGCCTGTCATATCGACAAGACCACCGAATACTGGGTCAGCCATCCACTTTTTGTTCATGGTGTCCCAGTTGTCATCGTCAGCATCTGAGAACAAGTCCCAGAGAATACCAAGTTCGCCGTATAAAGGCATACCTGATACACCTGCTATCATCGCAGTAGTTATTAGAAAGTTTGCCCCTTGAGCGCGAGCTATCTTACGGTTTGCTACAGCCTCTAGGTACGCTTCTTCTGTATCATAGTTTTCTTTAGGTAGAACTTTGGTTGCGTCCTGTAGCATACGGACCATCATGTAATACTTGCTTATAGCGAACCGTTTAAACAGGAAGGCTACGTTACCAAAGGGGTTCTGCGCGTACACAGGACGCCCCGCAGATGCAGTACCACCAAGGGTAAATTCTACAAAATCCACCGCTGCTTCAGCCGCAGCCTGTTTGTCAGCATCAGATACGTCTCGCTTACCACCGTTGCTGATCTTATCTATCTCTAACAAGTATGCGGCAATCAAAGAGGTCTCACGCCCGTAGCGTTCCGAGTGATGGAACATAGCCCCACCCCATTTTTGTGAGGTGTCGATTATCTTTTTACCGATTTGAGACGCCTTGGCAGTACCAGTATCCCCCACCTGCATATCTAACTCTAGTGTCTCTTGGGTTAGTGATTGACCCATCTGCGCTTGGTTGGTCGCGTACTTAACCAATATCTCTAGGTCTAGTTCACGTAAACCTTCAGGGATAGATGCAGGGTCGCTAAAGTCTAGGTTCCCTGCAGATAGACCAAACGTACCAAGATCAACTTGTTCTTTTGTTATATTACCATCTTCATCGGTAAAAGTTATTGTTTTATTACGGGGCGATGCTGCTAATGCCCTAGACGCAGTGCCAAAGGCTCTGGTAGTCTTACCTGCACCGTATTTACCCGATAGTAACGGCATCACCGACATGCCTACATCGAAGAAGGTCAAAGCTGCAGACGAGAAGTTCAGACCCATAGTCCAGTTAAAGCCAAGGTTAGTTACAACCTGTGACCACCGTGGCATGTTAGGCCGTTGAGCAAACTCTGCTATCTTCATTAACCTGTCAGCTAGTTCAGCCGTGTCTAACCTCTTAGTCAGTGGTTCTAACTCGTTAACAACCTTCTGAATTTTTGCACTTGTTCTAAGCTGCACGACTTGGCGGTTTAAGTCACGACCCTTAGTCTCCATCATATCTAGCAGGTCAAAGTTCTCAAGCGAGTAACCTGTAGGTGTAGTGTCACCCAAGAAACCACGGACGCCCTTACGTGTTCTGAACCCCTGCATAAATGAGCGTTCTGGTACAGCGTCTAGGGCTAGGTCGAGGATATCACTTATAACTTTACTCCCCTTACCGCTATCCATCTTCTGCACACCTGCGGCCTGTAGGACGTTTAGTACGTTAAACACAAATCCAGACGAGGGCGCTTTACCGTAGTTACTGTTCGGTGTGAGTTTTTCACCTTCGGGAACAAGTAACTGCTCTGCCATAGGATTAGGCGTACTCTGCCCTGTCTTTTCGTCATACAGGGTCTTTATATTAGACTGTATAACATCAGGTCGTTTCAGCATCTCTGTGTTGTAAGCTATCACCTTCTGTTCGGCTTCGCGCAGTGCGGCCTTTGAAGGAAAATATTCTACGTAGCGATCTATCTGTGGCCCATTTTGCGAACTGCCTTTGGGGTCAATAGCAGTGTAGGACAGGCGGTATGAACCTTTACGCATAAGTGGGAAGTAGGGTCTAATTAAACCGCTATCCTTGAGTAACAGTTCAGACAACTTATCAAACGCGGTGCGGCGTACCTCTGCGTCATCGCTAATACTTTCGATACGCGCACGTAGTGCAGGTTCGATTTCGTTGTAAGTTTCCTCAAAGTAGTTACGCATAATGTTATATACACGCTGCCCATCCGTAGCCCCGTCACCTTTTATACTGTCAAACTCTTTTCGTAGCGCATCATACACTACCAGCTTTTCAGCAGATAGCGGAGCTATTTTTGTCATCTTAATCTTATCAGCCTTGTTAGCCTGTTTAGCGTTTTCGCTATTTATATACGCTTGACGGATTTCAGATGTAGAGAAGTTCTTTCTTTTTACCTGTAAGGTTTTTGGGTCTTTGACCGCTAACCCATAGGATGTGTAAACACTACGGTCTATAGACGGGTCTATTCTATTTAGCGTAGAAATAGGCACTAACTGCTGCAGTGTTTTGTAGGCTTCCATACCTGCAGCTTTGCGGAACTTCCGTATCTGATCTGTTATATAGTCTAACTTTACGGTCTTATCACGCAACTCAGAACTCTGCTCGTTAACTAGCTTGTTAAGATCGTTACCTGTGTTAATTCCAAACCTACGCTTCAAAGTATCGGCAAGCAGGTTCAACGGCATAGTACCGTATAGCATACTCTTACTACCCACAGACGCACCACTATCAGTAGCGCGATCTACCATACTTTTTAACTGTTCTTTGTTTGTAGGCTTGACTGCATCCGATGCTTGTTCAGTAAGATCAGCCGCACCTTTAGCCGTATTAGCCGATAGGTACAAAGCGGGAGCCGCACGTCTGCCTAGCGCGGGAGCCAGTATATAATCTAACAACATATCAGCACGGTCAAATACTGATTCTGATGGCTTGCCTATCAATTTGCGATACACACGCATGACTGCCTCTTTAAAGTTCTGCCAAGCGTTAGGGTATTTTAAATTAGACATTGGTATACCCGCTAGGGTAATCTGAAACTCAGGATTACTAAACGCCTCCGCTATAAACTCGTCTAGGCTTCTAGTAGCATAAGAGGGCGGTAACTGCTGTTTTACCGCTTCGTATATACGTTCTAGCTGCCTTACCTCTGGTAGATTTTTCCTAGCTAATTGAGCCGCTGTGCCTGCATGTAACACTTCATGTAACAGTGTGTGGGCGTTCATACCCAAATTCTTGTCTATAGTTATAGTGTTAGTTTCAGGATTAAATACGCCTGCAGCAATACGTCCTTGAGGGTCTGTTATACCGCCAGATACC